CTTTAACTTGGATGATGACAACCAACAACTTGTAACAACTGGAACTATTCCATTTGGTCCTGGTGTTGAATCAACACTTGCTAGTTATGTGTCACCTGCGGATGTATTCCAAGTTACTTTTAACTTTGCACGTAGTACATCTGATACAACTAAAGGACCAGTACTTCACGAGTGGCAGGTTCGTGCATTACCTGCGCCACTGCGTTCACGCACTATTACAGTTCCATTACTTTGTTATGAAGAGGAGAGGGATCCAAATGGAAACACACGAATCTCAAGTCCATGGGAGCGAATCCAATACCTTGAATCTATTGAGCAAAATGGTGGAGCAGTCTTGTACCAAGACTTTGCAAGTGGAGAAGAACGGATTTGTGTCATCCGTGCTATCCAATTTGAGCAAGCAGCCCCACCCACTTTTGCTTCTGGGTTCGGCGGGATTGTTACCATCCAACTACAAACAATAGATACTGAAACAACAGTCTCTTAGTGGATACAAATAGATTATTAACACTTGTTGGACCAGATGAAAGAAGTGAGCTAGTCACGAAAGTTCGTGTGGCTCTTAACGTTGCTGGCGATGATGTGCTTGATGCTCCCCTACAGGAAATGTTAAAAGGGTTGCAGCGTCGCTATGACATCCCAGCAGTCGGGTGCATCAATATAGCCACGCTGGATGCGCTCGCAGTTGCTCCACCAGAATGGTAGGGCTAGAAGGAGAGGGGGATCTTAATTGATCCCCCTCTTTTTTTATTTCTCTTTATCTTTCACGGCTCGCCTGAGCGAGCCTTTCCCTCCCACCACCCCTCAACCCTATCAGATTATTGGTAAGAGTTACATGCGTGTCGTTCCCCGAGAATGTCAGTGTCTTGGTTTATTCTTTTGGTATGAACGAACTTCCTCCGCATAGATCCTATAGCCAGTTATCTACTTGGCAATCCTGCCCACAGAAATACTACCTAAGCAAAGTGGCTATGGTTCCAGAGAAACCTGCGGTGTATCTTGCTGCTGGTTCTGCTGTCCACTCCATGCTGGAGTGGCTCAACCATGAGCTTTACAAGAAGCAACTTGACAATTGATCAACGTGGTATACCAAGTAATGAGTGTATCAATTGCGGATCAAACATACAGGTTATCCGTGCCATCTTTGCTGACTACGAATTGGTTATGTGGTTCCTTGACTCCTTCTGTGCAGGGTGTGGTTCACCAATGACAGCACCTACACCTGTAGATAATCCTGAATATATTGAGGGTGATGATGACCTCTATTGATTTGACACAGAAGTGGCTTGAGGTATTTAATGATGCCGTCAAGGAGACCGAAGAGAAATCTGGTATTCCCTCGACAGAGTGGAAGACTGCTGGGCGTAAGACCACCTCACGCCCAGACGGAGAAGATCTATCGTTCTGGCAAAGCGATGGACTCAAGCAGGTAGAGGCGTACCAGAAATGGTACGAGTCTTCTGGTTGGCAAATTGCTACGATGCCCGATGGTCGTCCTGGAATTGAATGGGCTGCTGATGTTCACTTCGGGGGAACACCAGTTCGCTTTATTGTTGATGCGATCTACCAAGTAGGGGAAGACTTGGTAATTGTTGATTACAAGACAGGTTCTAGGACACCATTTGGCATGATACAAGCAGGCTTATATGCATCTGGTATTGAGAAAGTAATGGGCGTCCGTCCTAAGTGGGGCGCATTCTTTATGACAAGACAAGGTACGCTTGACGATCTTATAGATCTGTCGCACCTAACCATAGATTATTTTGAGTATGTATTTGGTGCAATGAACCATTCCGTATTGAACGGATGGTTCCCACCATCCGTAGGTGATTCATGTCGGATGTGTTCATTCCAAGATAAATGCCCAGCAATGGGTACTATAGATTTCCCCTTGCAAATACCAACAACAAAGGGAAAGAAAGGATGAACTAGATGACTGAATCTAAGTTCTCGTATACAGGTAAGCTAAACAGCACAGACCTATTCACTGTCCGAGGTGATAGTGCTGCTGAGTTTGCTACCAACATGACTGCTGCTATCGAGGCAATCAAGGCAGCAACAGAACTACAGACCGCACTTGGTGGTCGTGGTGGTATGACATCAATGGATAAGGCAGTACAAGCTTTGTCTAATGGTGGATTGAATCCAACCGTAGTTAGTTCTGGTCCTACTTCTATTGAAGTAGTTAAAGACAAGTATGGTAATGAGTGGACATATGGACATCCAGATGCTCCAGATCTACCAGATGGTCGTGGCAAGTACGCCAAGAAGAAGGGTACTAGCAAGGCTGGTAAGGCATACGTAGGTTGGTTTGATCCTGCTAAAGGACCAAAGCCATTTACAGTAGGCGCAGTCGAAGCCGAAACAATCTGGACTAAGTAATCCATGCGTACCTTACTGCAGGTAGTAGGAGTCGAATCTCCAGCAGGGCATGCCCTTCCTGAGATTCTTCCTCAACTCACTGGTAACCAAGTTGTATTCCGTCAGGCACAACTACACTTGGTAGCAGCACAACCAGGCGGTGGTAAAACCATGCTTGCTTTATGGTACGCAATTACATCTAAGACTCCAGCCTTATACTTTTCAGCAGACTCTGATTCTCGAACGATTGCTCTTCGTGCAGGTGCAATCCTTATGGATAGATCAGTAACTGATGTGGAAAGAATGATGGACTCGGAGGCATCTGTTCTCCTAGAAGATGCACTGGCTGATGGTGCTGGACATATTCGATTTAGCTTTGATCCATCTCCTTCTTTACAAGATATCGAAGAAGAGATCGAGGCTTGGATTGAATTGCACGGTGCTCCACCATCAGCAATCTATATTGATAACTTAATGAATGTCGCTGCAGTCAGCGACAATGAATGGACAGCATTGCGTGATGCAATGTCTGCGTTCCACTACATGGCTAGAGAATATGAATCAGCATTCGTTGTACTACACCATGTATCTGAAAATGAAAAGATGTCTAAGCCTAACTACCCAGCACCACGTAAAGCTTTAATGGGTAAGGTCTCAGCCTTACCTGAACTGGTATTAAGTGTGGCGTTAGATGCTATTGGTAATGTGTATCGAGTTGCAGTTGTAAAGAATCGCCATGGTAAGGCAGATCCAACTGCAGAAAATTATGTAACTTTATCTGTTGAACCAAGTCATATGAGTTTATATAACTCACCTGCCGAACTACAAAGAGCAAGGACTATGCGACAATGGCAGTAATAGAATTAACTGAAGATGAAATCATGAATGCTCTTAGGTTTATCCACAGGGTGAGAGCAAATAAAAAGGAGTTCGATGTTACGGATCGTAAGTTTGATAAAAACAATTCGTCTTATTCCGTTAATCTTATGGGTAGGTTGGGTGAGGTGGCAGCTTCTCGGCTCCTTGGGATACCGACGGATGACTCGGTTACGCCGAGCGGTGATAACGGACATGACCTCATATCAGTATTGGGTAAATCTATACAGGTTAAGACGTCAACATTACCGCAATTAATATTTAATGCACCAGAATTATTTGTTTCAGATGTAGCCGTACTTGTAAAGTTTTCTGGGGATAAACAACTTCCACATGTGGATAGTTTGTTTGATGTAATTGGTTGGGTGACACGAGAAAATTTTCTTGCTAATCATTACTTACATGACTATGGTTACGGCACTCGGTTAGTGATGGATGCTAATCAACTACAACCAATAGAGGTGCTAATCAATGAAATATCCAGACTTCACTAGTGCAACTTGTAGAGGAATTGGTTTAGAGTTTTTCTTTCCTGAAGAGAGAGGATCAGGTAATGATCCAGAAGAACGCATGGCAAAAAAGATTTGTATGGAATGCCCAGTGTTAGACAAGTGTGCAGAGTGGGGGATATTACATGAGAAGTATGGTGTATGGGGTGGCTTATCGCCACGAGATAGAATGGCAATTAGAAAACAACGTGGCATTATTGTTGAACAGATATTGGTAAGTGATTATGTCAACACCAAGTAAACGCAAAGGCTCACAGTATGAACGCGACGTAGCCAAGTGGCTAGTCGCTAATGGTTTTCCTTGTGCCGAGCGAGCTTATGGTGCTGGGCGTCATGATGATGTTGGTGATATTGATGGCATAGATGGTGTTGTAGTAGAATGTAAGAATGAAAAGAAGATAGATCTATCTGGGTATCTGAAAGAGTTAGACAATGAGATGACTCATGCAGATGCCGAGACTGGCGTGGTGCTAGTAAAAAAGCGTGGCACAACAAATGTCTCAGAGTCGTATGCAGTAATGCCAGCGCAACTCTGGGTCGATCTGCTAAAACAGGCAGGTTACAATGGACATAGATAACAAGGTGACAGTTAGTTATCAGATGAAACGAGGTAACTATGCGGTTGATGGTAATGACCGTATTGAGTATGTTGATAGTGATATCAACACCAGCGTTAGCCCAATCTCCTATCATGTCGGTAGAGAAAATGATCCCTACCTTGGACAAGGAAGAAGCTTTGGAGTTAGCGATAAGCACGGTAACAACAGACAAACGAGAGGCTGCTTGTGCGAAGAAGATTGCGTACAAAGAGAGCCGTTACAACATCGACTCGTACAACAAATCGAGTGGTGCTCGTGGAGTATGGCAGTTACTCTGGGCAAAGCCAGAGTGGTCACTACTCAAACAAACATCAGAAGCACACGAGTATGTGCTTCATCGTTACGGAACTTGGTGCAAGGCGTACGAGTTCCATCAAGAAAGGAATTGGTATTAAATGAATCAACCTGAATTTCTTGAAGCAGTCTTTAATCATTATGGATTAACCTTGCCACAAGGTGAGAAGTCTATTCTCTGCCCTGTGCATGATGATTCACGTAAGTCTGCTTCAGTTAATTCAGAGAAGGGCGTCTGGGTATGTTATGCCTGTCATGGTAGTGGCTCTGGTATACAGATAGTCATGGCTCGTGAGAAGCTAACATACTCAGAGGCTCGCAAGTGGGCAGAAAAAAATATAGGAGCAGAGAAGAGTAAAGAGTTTGCCACGCCAATGCGTGGCAGGCGACGAACCAATGGTCGGTGGACACCGCCAAGATTGCGGAAGTAATGACAACTATTATTGGTATACAAAAGAATGATCACTGCGTTATTGCAGCCGACTCTCGTACAACTACAGAGAAGGGCAGACCATACTCTCATCCTATTATTACAAAGATATCTAAGCGTGGTAGATATTTAATTGCAGGAGCTGGCACGACTATGCCATGCGATACCATTCAACATATCTGGAAACCACCAGCACTACCACCTTCAACCAAAGATCAATATCATTTTATGATTACAGATATAGTTCCAAGTATGAGAGAATGCTTAAAGGATAATGGTTGGGTAGCAGACGAGAAGTCTGAGGACTATGAATTTTTATTTTTAATTGCAGTTAATGGAACCATCTATGAGATAGATGATACCTTCTCTGTATTCTTGCGTGATGATGGTGTATATGGAATAGGTTCAGGATCTTCTTATGCCGTTGGTGCTATACAACAAGGTGCAACTTGGCGTAAGGCGTTGCAGATAGCAACGAAGAATGATGTGTATACTGCACCTCCATTCATAATGCATAGGCAGGAGAGAAAGTAATGGGAAGACTTAGTTTATATACAGGGTTTAATCGTATTTATTGTTGGGGTGTTGGTCTTCAGTACCACACAATGACATCTGTCTATGAGGATTTAGATTCACTTGATCTAATTCAATATGTAGATGCAAGAGTATTAAGATTAGATTTAATATTTGTTTATATTAACTTTACTTTATGGGCGAAGCAGGAGTGGGATGAGAACTAATCCAAAGCTAATTGAACTCTGGACTAGGGCAGCCAAGCAATACCATGAGAGCCTTGCTGGTTCACCAGCAGAGGCTTACTTAAAAGATCGTGGGATTCTTGATGGTGCTAGTAAGTTCATGCTTGGATATGTAT